CTCAGTATTGGGCGAAGTTGACCATCCAGATGACCTAAGAATCAACCTTGACCGTGTGAGCCATATGATTACAGATATGTGGATGGATGGCGCAGACGGTTATGGAAAGTTAAAAATCCTACCAACACCCATGGGACAACTAGTGAAAACTATGTTAGAAAGTGGAGTGAAGTTAGGAGTATCAAGTCGCGGATCCGGTAACGTCAAAGATGACGGAACCGGTGAAGTATCAGATTTTGAGATTATCACAGTTGATGTGGTAGCTCAACCTAGTGCTCCAGGAGCATACCCTACACCAATTTATGAACACCTGATGAATAGTCGTGGTGGAATGAGTAGCTTGCGTATAGCGCAAGAGGTTAAAGGTGACCCTAAGGCACAGAAGTATCTCAAAGAGAGTTTATTATCAATAATAAACAAACTCCAATAAAGAGGAGAATCACATGTTGGACGCACTTAAAAATTTGTTTGAAAACAACGTGATTTCGGAAGAGATCCAAGAGTCTATTGAGAAGGCGTGGGATGCTCGCATCGTCGAGAATCGTACACAAGTTACTCAACAACTACGAGAAGAATTTGCTCAACGCTACGAACATGACCGTCAGGTTATGGTTGAAGCAATTGATCGCATGTTAGGTGATCAATTAAAAGAAGAAATTCAACAGTTTGTAGAAGATCGTAAGCAGTTAGCAGAACAACGTGCCAAGTATGCAGTAAAAATGCAGAAAGACGCAAGCCTAATGAAAGAGTTTGTTACTCGTCAATTGGCTAGTGAAGTTAAAGAATTACACGAAGATCAAGTACAAATGGCTTCTAAGTTTCACACACTTGAGAAGTTTGTAGTAGAAGCTCTGGCTCAAGAAATTGCAGAATTCCATACAGACAAGCAAGAAATTGCAAACACAAAGGTACGTTTGGTACGCGAAGGGCGATACGCTCTAGCTAAAATGAAAGAAAACTTCATTCAACGTGCAGCTAAACTAGTCGAGAATACAGTTGAAAAGACTCTGTCAAAAGAGATTGGTCAACTTAAAGAAGACATTGAAGCAGCTCGTCGTAACGATTTCGGTCGTAAGTTGTTCGAAGCATATGCTAGCGAATACCAAAACAGTTATCTTAATGAAAAATCAGAAACAGCTAAATTGCTCAAAGTCATAGACAAAAAAGATTACGAGGTTGCAGAGGCTCATCACGCTGTAGCACAAGCAACAAAGATCTTAGAAAGCAAGGACGCACAAGTTAAAGCTCTAATGGAGAGCAAACAACGTCAAGAAATTATGAATGAATTAGTAGCACCTTTGGCTAATACCCAGAAAGCTATTATGACAGAATTACTTGAGAGTGTACAAACTGCAAAACTAAAAACTAGTTTTGACAAGTACCTATCAGCAGTAGTTGCTGGCGAAGCTCCACAGAAGAAGAAGGCACTAGTAGAGGCAAAAGAAGTCACAGGCAATAAAGAAACCAACAGCGCGGGTAGCAGTGAGCACGAACACAATATATTCGATATGCGTCGTCTTGCTGGATTAAAACATTAATTAGGAGAAAATAAATGTCACAACTACTAACAGGACGTTGGGCGGAAACAAAAGAAGCACTTCTTGAAGGCCTGTCAGGCACTAAGAGATCTGTAATGGCATCAACTTTAGAAAATACTCGTAAGTATTTGGCTGAAAGTGCTAGTACAGGCGCTACATCTGCCGGCAACGTCGCAACCCTAAATCGTGTGATCCTTCCAGTGATCAGACGTGTAATGCCAACCGTTATTGCTAACGAATTAGTTGGTGTACAACCTATGACTGGCCCAGTTGGTCAAATTCACACTCTACGTGTTCGCTACAGCGATTCACTAAGTGGTGCATTTGGCGCTACTGCTGGTGAAGAAGCACTAAGTCCATTCAAAATTGCTGAAGGTTATTCAGCTAACAATGGCGGAGCTGCTACTGCTGCATCAACTGCATCCTTAGAAGGTGCTGCTGGTAAGCGTATGAGCATCCAAATCTTGAAACAAACAGTTGAAGCTAAGACACGTAAGTTATCAGCTCGCTGGACTTTCGAGGCTGCTCAAGATGCACAAGCCCAACAAGGTATTGACATCGAAGCAGAAATCATGGCTGCGTTAGCACAAGAAATCACAGCTGAAATTGACCAAGAAGTTCTTGGTTCGTTGGCAACTTTAGCCGGATCACAAAACCAAGAAGCTTATAATCAAGCTGCTGTTTCTGGTACTGCTACATTCGTCGGCGACGAACATGCTGCTCTTGCAGTTATGATCAACCGTGTTGCTAACCGTATCGCTCAGCGTACACGTCGCGGTGCTGGTAACTGGGCAGTTGTAAGCCCAACAGCATTGACAGTTCTTCAGTCTGCTACTACAAGCGCATTTGCTCGTACAACAGAAGGCACTTTCGAAGCTCCTACAAACACCAAGTTTGTTGGTACATTGAACAATGCAATGAAGATCTATGTTAACACATATGCATCCTCTGACACAGTGTTAGTTGGATACAAAGGTGCTAACGAGTCAGACGCAGCAGCATTCTATTGCCCATACATTCCATTGATGAGCAGTGGTGTTGTTCTAGATCCAGCAACATTCGAACCAGTCGTATCATTCATGACACGTTATGGTTATGTAGAGTTAAGCAACACTGCTAGTTCTCTAGGTAATGCAGCTGACTATCTAGGTACAGTTACATTGGCTGGTCTAGCATTTAGTTAATCAGTACATACAGTTTTTTACTGTAATGAAAGGCTTCTTCGGAAGCCTTTCTCTTTATGTGATAAATACTTTGTATGATTTACATGGTGTAGATCTTATGCGGAAATCCAACCGCGTACAGCCTAGAACGCTGTCATTTCTTAAGGAGAAAATAAAATGGGACGTCCTTTAAATAAAAAATTCTTTGGTAACCGCAACGTCGGTACCACAGGCACAACAGATAACGGTATTGGCGGAGAAGGTGTGGCAAGTATTACGGTTACTGGCACATTCAGCGGCAAAACTACAGCAACACCCTACGCAGTCACAATTAGTGCTCCACAAATACCAAACGGTGTGCAAGCAACCGCAACAATTACATTCTCGTCAGCAACAGCAGGCACAGTAACCGTAACTGAAAAAGGATCTGGCTACACTACAGTTCCGACAGCTACATGTGCATTAGGTGGAGGTACAGGCAACCCAACATTAACACCCGTGTTGACCGTTGACACTGGTAACGTTGGTTCAGCAACTAACCAAGAAAACGCAATTTTAATGACAGCACGCCTAACTGGTGGATCAGCCGGTGAGGTTGATATTATTCGTCAAGTATCGGGTCGTCGTTACAAGGTAACAGATGGCACACGTACTGGCATTGTTACATTAAAGGCCAGTGTGGCAACAGCCGCCGGCGAAGGCAGTATTCGTTTAGTTGACACTGACGGCAACACATACTTTGCCACCAAGTTAACAGCCCACAAAGCCACAATTACTCGCGGTACTGGAGTACAGGCAGCATTTGTTACAGGCTCAGCAGTTCAGTGGAACATGACTGCCGCAACTGCAACATCATTGTTGATCGATAACGCTTAATTAGAGTAGGGGACCGCTGTCCCCTACTAAGGATAACAGATGTCAAAGATATTAAAAATTACCAACGGGGACTATAAAGTTCAAACTGGCTATGCTGGTCGTATAACTTTAGATACAGGTAGTCAAGCTGGAGAAGTTATCATTACCGGCGCCTTAATTGTTCTTGGTGATAATACAATCGTTGAATCTGAAACGATGAGTGTTAAGGACAATGTTATTGAACTTAACGTTGGTGAAACAGGGCCCGGCGTGACTATTAAACCAGATACAACAAAAACATCAGGTATTCGTATTCATCGTAGCACTGCATCTAGAAACACAAGTATTGCTACATCTGATATTATAGTAGCGTTTGATGAAGATACTGACCCATTATTTCCCTCAACAGCAATTGCTAATAGAGGAACGGTAGTATTTAAATATGCGTTTGATAACTCACTAGTATCTATTAAAACAAATAGTATTTCTTCAGGCGGCGCAAATCTTGGATTAATTAATCAAGGTAACGGATACATTACAGTATCCGGCACTACCAATTACGAACTTAATGCATTTAACTATACCGCATGGATTGCCGCCGGCAGTCCACGTGCAGTATATGCGTTACCTAACTCATTGATAACAGTAGCTGATGATGATATTATACCAAATTCAAAAGCACTTAAAGATATCATTGACGCATCTCTTTACTACTATAGAAGTCCGTTACTATCAGAAGGTGATACCTCAGTAAGAACATACGATGATAGTATCTCTGGTGGTCTTAGTCGAATTGTTTTCACAGTTAATAACGTTGAGCACGGCCAGTTTAACGATAATGGTTTAAATGTTGATAATGTTAGAATTTTATCAAACACAGTTTCAAATACTAATGCAGGACAAGATTTAACATTAACTGCAATTAATAGTAACATAAAAGTTAGTGGTTATTTAAATCTAGTAGACCAAGTTACTGCACCAGCTGACACTTCTGGAGTCAATAAACTTTATTCTAAAGCAACCACAGGTCCAGGTGACACAGGCCTGTATTTTGTAAATACAAGATCTGGAGAAAACTTCGAAGTTGTCGGCGCTGGCCCAGAAGAATTAGTAAGTAAAAAACGTGCTATATTGTTTAGCATGATATTTTAAGGAATTATAATGGCAATCGAAAGTCACGATATTTTAACAAGCAATACAACTTTATTTACTAGTGTTGGAAATAATGCAGTTACTACAATAATGTTTTGTAACACTGCCGCATATAATCCACTTAATCCCACTGCAGGATTAGCATATCTTGATTTACATTTTGTAAAAAATTTACAAGGGGTGACAACTACAAACTTAGTAGTTAATCAAATACCTATTCAAGCTGCTGAGACTTTCACATTTGATACAGAAAAGATTATTCTCAGCAACGGTGACAGGGTTATAGCAAGTTCATCTTCTCCTGCAACGTTAGTCGCTACAATTAGTACATTGGAAGTCTAATGAGATATTTACGACGTCAATCATTGAACCGTAGAGGACTAACTGATAGGTCAGTTAGTGTAGGTGTTAGCGGCGAGATTATTATGGATCGTCCGTATACTTTACAACTACCTATTGGAAGTACTGTTGATCGTAGCCCCGACACTACTGAACCAACTCCTGGCACCATTATTCCAGGAACTTATGTAGACGGTATGATTAGATATAATAGTGAGACAGACGAGTTTGAAGGACGGCAAGCAGGTGCATGGCGTAGTTTTAGATTTAAAGAACCCACTGCTATTGTAAGACAATATCTTGGAGTAGGTGACGACTTTGAAACAACCTTTGGCCCATTAACCCCAGATCCGTTTACATACACAGCAGCAAGCGAAGTACCGACATGGAATGCAGAGCAAATGGCACAAAACTTGATAGTAGTTAACGAAACTATTTGGCAAATTGGCGGCATAGGGTATGACTTTACGGTAGTTCAAAATCCATCGTATATGCATCCGGTCGGTACTCTTAACGCTGGCAATCCATACGCAGCAGGCACTTATATAAAATTTGCCGTAGCAATTGCGACCGCCCGCCCAGTATACGTATACCACAATATCGGAAACTAATCTACCGCTAAATAGTGTATTGGAGCACTAAATGGCGAATGCACTAGGCAGGATTTCCGGCCAACTTCTTAAAGATAATTTAACCCGCAATGGTCAAGAACTTGCGTTCGATACTGACCTCTTATTCCTAAACACTAGTTCAAAATTTATTGGGGTAAACTCAGCAGTTCCCTTCCGACCTCTAATGGTTGATGGTACGTTACTTACTACTGACATTACATCAACCGGGCTAACTTCCTCACAAATTACAATCAGTAGTAACGAGATATTATCAGCAACTGATATTCATTTAGTTGCTGCAAGTAAAGTTGTTGTTAACAATTTACAAACTAGCAATTTAGATCTCAATAATAATGATATATCTTCTCGTCTAACTAATTCTCCTATAGAATTTCGTCCAGACGACACGGGTACATTAGATATCTATAGTAATTTAAATATTAACAATACTCGTTCTTTATACGCTACAGGCGATATTACTATTGGTGGTAATATCATATTTGGCAATTCGAATACTGATAGTATAATATTTAATGCTGATGTTAACAGTGATATTATTCCAGACGTAGATAATTTCTATTCTCTAGGATCTAATCCAAGCGTCATTGGAAACAAAAGTTGGGAAGGAATATATCCTGAACTTATTAACGGCGCAGTTATTTCAGCATCTACTCTGAGCGGCGGCGCCATAAACTTGGCACTACGTCCGGGAAATACTTGGTTTGTTGCAAAAGAAGGAAATAATGCAAATGTCGGAGATCATGAAAACGGCACATTCCTTACTATTGAACATGCATTATCTGTGGCAGTGTCCGGCGATAGTATACGTGTTTATCCAGGAACATATACTGAAATAACTCCGTTAATTGTACCAGTAGGCGTTACTGTTAGCGGCGTGGGCATACGGTCGGTTACTGTTGTGCCCAATGTGACTACGCAATATAATAATGTATTTTTACTTAACGGTGAAACAACTATAAATGACATTACTGTTAAAGATTTTTATTACGACAGTGTACTTGACACTGGATATGCATTTAGCTTTGCTCCGGGATTTACTGTAACAAGTCGCAGCCCCTACATACAAAATGTATCTGTTATTACTAAAGGTACTATACTAACAGTAGATGATCCTAGAGGATTTGCTAGCGGCGATGCAGGCAAAGGCGCAAAGGCCGACGGAAGTCTAGCTACTACTTTGAGCAAAGAAGCTAGTATGCTATTCCACAGTGTAACATTTATTACACCCGGCGTAAATGCGCTAACAATGACCAACGGTGTTCGTGTAGAGTGGTTGAATAGTTTTACCTATTTTGCTAACATTGGATTATACGCAACTCAAGGTACAGGCAGATACGATGCAAATACCAGCACTACTAGATACGGTGCTGAAATTAGATCAATAGGATCAGCTAACGTCTACGGTAATTACGGAGCCTATGCTGAAGGTGCAGATACCCTAATGTATCTAATCAATCATAACTTTGGTTATATTGGCGCAGGACTTAATTCTAAGAATGACCCATCGTTAAACAATCACCTCAATGAAGTTGTTCAGCTTGGAGGTGGTAAGATCTATTATCAAAGTCTAGACAACAAAGGTAACTTCCAAGTTGGAGAAGCATTTAAAGTTAATTATGAAACTGGTAGGGTGACATTTAATGGCGTTAGTGTTAACGCAGGTGGTGTATCGTCAATTAGTTTTGCTACTGAGGGTACTGAAACTATAATAGATTCCGGCCTAGTATCTAGCGGTAATATAAAATTTAGCGGGCATACATTATCAAGTTTATCTGGCCCTGTAAATTTAAAATCAGTTACTAATGAGTTAGCAGTTCCTCATGATGTAGCTGCTGAACAGAATATAACAGTAAACGGTGACTTTAATATTGACGGTACATTAACTCTGGGTAATCAAAGTATTGATGTAGTACAATTTTTAGCAGATATAGAATTTGATTTAAGGCCTGCTACTACTAATACGTTTAACTTAGGATCTGCTCTTAAAAATTGGGCCAATGTAAATGCTGTAGAAGCAGATGTAGGTACTTCTTTAAGAATCAGCGGAAATGTTGTCGAAACATTAGTATCAGGAACTGATTTAACACTAACACCAAACGGTTTAGGTAAGGTAATTGTACCATCAAACAACACAGAAATTGAAAATGATTTAACAGTATCTACAGGTACTACTAGTCTTAAAGCACTTACTGTAGGAAGTGTTGGAAATCTCAAAACAATTGATCTCACCGGCAACTATAATCAAACAGGCAATACACTACGTACTGGTGATACAGATCTAACAGGACACATACAAGTTAGCAGTAATGCTAAGTTTTCAGATGTTCAGTTTATAAACAATCGAATTACTACTACATCGTTATCAAACGATTTAGAATTACTTGCTCACGATTTAGGTGAAGTCTACGTGCCCACCGACAATGTACAAATAGTTAATAATTTATACGTTGACGATACAACTACCGCTGGAACTATGATTGTTACTACAACAGTAACAGCAGATCAGTTTAGTACTGGTGATATTTTAATTGAAAATAATAGAATTACAACTACTATTGGAAGTAATAATCTAATTCTAGCAGCAGCAGGCACAGGAGGCATACTTGCTGAAAAAGTTCTGTTTAATAGTAATACAATTAGTGCGCAAACTACAAACAGTAATCTAACAATATCACCAACCGCTACTTACAGTGTATTATTGTCAACTAATACTGCATTAAAAGTTCCAGTTGGAACAACTGCAAATCGTCCTACATTAATTCAAGGTGACGTTAGATTTAATACAACTGAAACCGCCTATAAAGGATTTAGCACAGCAAACGTATCGTTTGGTGGAATATATTCTGCAGATAGCTTAACAATGGCAACAGCACATCCTACTAATAACACTATACAATTCTTTACAAATGGTGTATCTGCAATGGATGTGCAGTCAGATAGATTACGAATGAATCAACTACTGGTTGATAACAAGTTGCAAATTAATAGTAATACTATTAAAAATACCCTAGCAAATAACGACTTAATAGTATCTGCTAATGGCACCGGCTCTGCTAACCTTAACAGTATTGGATTTTTTCAGAATCAAGTAACTAATTTAAGCACAGTGTTACCTATGGTGTTATCACATACCGGCACTGGCTATTTAAAATTTAACGGCACTGGCGCTATAGTAATACCAAACGGCAATTCAACTCCTCCGGTGTATATTCCTGAGATTGGTGATGTACGATATAATTCAGTAATTGAAGGTGCTGAAGTGTTTAGTGGAGTAGCATATACTAGCTTTGCTGGTCCTGGGTCTGGGTTAGCATCTGCGGCTACCGTTACTGAAATTTCTGAATTTATGAGCCTCGTATTCGGTTAAAAAGCCAAAACAACTAAATACATTTACTGTAAGAGTTGCCCAAAATTTTTACGATATTAAACTGTGGTAAACCCGCAATGTAAGGTGGTTAACCGTGAAACACGGGGTACAAAGGAGAGCTCATGAGTCAGCTTGGTCGCATTTCTGGTCAACTTTTAAAAGAAAACTTAACTCGCAACGGCCATGATCTCGCGTTCGAAACAGATCTTTTGTACCTAGATGTTACTAACAGACGCATTGGTATTAAAAATGTAGCTCCTACTACTGAGTTAGATGTTACTGGTACCACAAGAACAACAAACTTAGAAGTTACTAACCAATCAGACCTAGGCGATATAACAGTCCTGGGCAATACTATTACTAGCAACACCGGAATTTTAAATTTAACTAATGGTGCTGGAAATCAAGTAACCTATCAAACTCAATTAGAAGTTGATGATATTACAATAACAAGTAATGTTATATCAACAAATAATGGTAGTGTAAATTTAGAATTACGCCCTAACGGCTCGGGTTCTGTTGATATCTACGCAGACACTAACGTATACGGAAATATTACAGTTACGGGAAACATCAGCACAGACGGAACAATTACAGTTGGTGATGCGAATACTGATAACATTACGATCAATGCCGATGTTGCAAGCAATATTATACCCGATGCTGATGTTACATATACGCTTGGCAATGGCGGCACTGGATATATAGAAGGCGTAGAATTTACCCTAGGCGATGTTGTAGTCACAGTAAGTGGATCTGGTACTGTAGTAACATTATCAATACCAGCAGCTGGCCCCGGCTGGGTTAATGCTCTAATTGCGCATACAGTTGGTAAATCTTACCAACTGGCCTTAGACGGCACTCCGGGAATTTATTCAGTAAACACACTAGGCTCCTGGACCGGTACTAATCCAAAAACAGTAACTACTACAAACGACAGTTTAGTAGACGGCACTTATAATGTTAGCTTAATTAGATTTGATCAAAAGCGTTGGTTAGATTTATGGGTTCAAAACATATACGCAGATAACATTATATCCGGCGATATTACTGTTGACGGGATAAACTTAACTTCTGCACAGGGTAAAATTTATTATGTTTCTGCCAATGGATCAGATACAAATGCAGGACAACATCAAAACGATCCGTTCGCTACAGTTAAATATGCCCTAAGTGTAGCTACTAGTGAAGATACTGTTTATATCTATCCCGGAACATACGCTGAAATATTTCCTTTAACTGTGCCAGTTGGAGTTGCTGTTAAAGGATCTGGAATCCGTTCAGTAAAGATTGTTCCAACAAATGCAACTCGTTATAACGATGCATTTTTACTCAATGGTGAAACTACCGTTGAAGATATAACCATTGCAGATTTCTTCAGTGGCGGAAACTACTTTGCAGTTACCACAGCGGGCATTGGCGAAACAGTAATGAATGTTGGCACTGCTCCATTTGCGCACACATGGGTAAGTGGCGGAACTATTAATATATCTGGTACAGATTACAGTATTATTTCTGCAGTATATTCTCACACTACCGGAGTACTAACAGTAAACCATGTAGGACCAAATGCAACCGGTGCAAGTCCTGTGTTCTTATCTGGATTAATATTCAGCTGCAACGGCGGCAATAGAACATTCCCAGATAACGGATATGCATTCCGTTTTGCAACAGATTTTGCAGTTACAAGTCGCAGTCCATACGTTAGAAATATCACTGTTTTAACCAAAGGTAGCACAATTAGTGGATCAGATCCCCTAGGTTATGACGCAGGCAATGCTGGTAAAGGAGCCTACATTGATGGTGCTTATGCAACTGCACTGAGCAAAGAAGCATCAATGCTATTCCACAGTGCGACATTCATATGTCCAGGTGTCGATGTTATTGTTGCCACCAACGGTACTCGAGTAGAGTGGTTAAATTCATTTACCTACTATGCAAATCGCAGTATGCATCTGTACAGCAGTAATGATGGATTTGCAGGCAATGGTAAGACCAGAGTTAAAATTACCAACACAACTGGTACATGGGCAGTTGGTAATACTTTAAGCTATTATGATACTGACGGGACTACAGTTTTAGCTGAAGGCGTCATTGAAAGCATTGACGGTGATTTTTACAATATTGATACTCGTGTATTAGGATTTGAACAAATACAAGATCGTGCAGGTAAGACCATATCAGTAAATGGCAATGCCAAATTATCCACCGCAGTTAAGAAATTTGGCACAGCCAGTCTAGCCCTAGACGGTACCGGTGATTATCTTTCAGTAGCAACACAACCAGACTTTGCCTTTC